TCAATGATCACGGCGACACTTCGGACATAGAACAAATGAACATGGACAAAGTTGGACTAGCAGATGCGATGAGCATGGTGTTGGCATCACACGATATTGAGAACGAATCATACCAACCATTTCCTGAGGGTGACGAATTCAACATAGAAGAGGACGAAGACTTCGAAGAAGTGCTTGGTCCATTGGGTTTCCCAGAAGACGAGACGGAACTGTTTGACGCAGAGTACCAGGGGCGGAAAGTTCCATTGAACAAACCAATGCGTGGTGACGTCAAGAAATTCAAAGTGTACGTGAAAGATCCTAAGACAGGCAATGTCAAGAAAGTCAATTTCGGACACGGTGGTACAAGTGCAAAGAGACCTACCATGAGGATCAGGAAATCAAATCCAAAAGCGAGAAAATCATTCAGGGCGAGACACAACTGTGCCAACCCGGGACCAAAAACAAAGGCCAGATACTGGTCATGCAGGAAGTGGTAACATGCAAATCCGTGAAGTAGTTGGCATTACCGAAGAGGAATTTGAGCAGTTGGCAGAGAAACAAGACGCCTGCTACCACAAAGTGAAATCAAGATACAAGGTATGGCCTTCGGCCTACGCCAGTGGTGCATTAGTGCAGTGCCGTAAGAAGGGCGCGGCCAACTGGGGCAACAGCAAGAAGAAATAATAATGAGAGCCAGTGAGATAATCACGGAGAAGTGTTGGAAAGGCTACACCAAGAAGGGCATGAAGACCATGTTCGGCAAACGTGTGCCCAACTGCGTCAAGAAGGAAGACGTAGACTTCTGTGTGAACTGTGGTGAATTAGTGTTCGCGGAATCACTGAACGAGAATCTAAAGAAATGGTTCAAGGACAAATGGGTGCGTTTTGGTCCAGATGGCAAGATCAGGGGTGACTGTGCGAGGGGTTCTAGCAAGGAAGGTAAACCTAAATGCTTACCAAGATCAAAGGCACACGCTCTGGGCAAGAAAGGTAGGAAATCTGCGGCCGCAAGGAAGCGTAGGCAGGATCCCAACAAGAACAGACGTGGTAAAGCCAAGAACGTGGCTACCAAGAAAAAATAATTTGCATTCATCGTAAATCTGTTATATACTTGTTGGATAACAACAGGAGAAACAAATGGCAGTAAGAAACTTTAATGACGCTGAAAAGCAGAAATTAATCCAGATCATCTCACAGGGTTCACAGGTACTAGGTGAGGTCGAGGATTTGAAGGGCGGATTGAAAGACACAGTAAAAGCAATATCAGAAGAACTAGAATTAAAACCAGCACTCATCAACAAGGCGATATCAGTTGCACACAAGGGCAACTACCAGAACATCGCAGACGAGATGGACACGCTGGAAAGCATACTTAACACAGCCGGCAAACTTTAATGTTAGCGAAAGTCAGATCATTCTGGCTTCGTAGTTTTGAAAGTGACAGGACCGCGTTCTACTTCGAACTGGTTAGTTTCATTTTCACAGTTGGAGCCAGCCTCACACTAGCGATCACAGCCGCAGACCCAGACATGACCATAATCTATCCGGGATTCTTCATAGGAGCGATAACACAATGTTATGCTTCATATAGGAGAGAAGCGGCATTCGTGATGATGATCACTGGCTACTTCGCAATCATAAATGTCTACGGGTACGGCGTGGCAAGTTATTGGTGGTAAGATGAGTTATATAGATGCACTATTCAAAAAAGATGAGGACAAGATATACGTCGTAGAACGTGATCCCAAGAAGGGCAGGATATTCACGGAGTATGATGCCAGGTACGTGTTCTACTATGAGGACGCCAGGGGCAAACACAGGTCAATGACCGGTGCACCATTACAGCGGGTGCAGTGTGCCACACACAAGGAGTTCATAAAAGAACAGCGGATAAGATCCAACAAGCAACTGTACGAGAATGACATCAATCCCGTGTTCAGGTGTTTGGAAGAGAACTACCTAGGCAAGGAGACGCCCAAACTGAATGTGATGTTTTTCGACATTGAGGTGGACTTCGATCCAGATCGAGGTTACTCAACAACAGATGATCCGTTCATGCCCATAACTGCCATAAGTTGTTACATGAGCTGGACGGACCAACTGGTCACATTCGCAGTACCTCCCAAGACCATCAGCATGGACGACGCCAAAGAGCTCACAAAGAGATTCGATAACACCATGTTGTTCGAGAAAGAGAAGGACATGTTGGACGCATTCCTACAACTGGTTGAGGATGCTGACATATTGAGCGGATGGAACTCAGAGGGTTATGATATCCCCTATACCGTGGGCAGGATACAGAAAGTTTTGAGTTCGGATGACACGAGGAGATTGTGTTTCTGGGGTGAGAAGCCCAAGAAGAGGGTGTTCGAGAAGTACGGCAGGGAGCAGTTGAGCTTTGACCTGGTAGGAAGGGTGCACCTGGATTTACTTGAACTCTACAGAAAGTACACATACGAAGAAAGACACAGTTTCAGGCTTGATGCGATCGGAGAACACGAACTCGGTGAAAGAAAGACAGTGTATGAAGGATCTTTGGACAATCTGTACAAGAACGACTTTGGCTTGTTCATAGAATACAACAGGCAGGACACCGCACTGCTGGCCAACCTTGAAAAGAAACTGAAGTTCATAGAACTAGCAAACGAAATCGCACACCAAAACACAGTACTCCTAGGTACAACCATGGGTGCTGTCGCTGTGACTGAACAGGCTATTGTAAACGAAACACACAGACGTGGCATGATAGTTCCTGGAAGAAAGTACAAAGACAAAAATGCAGAACCAGTGTCGGCGGCAGGTGCTTATGTGGCGACCCCACAAAAAGGAATACACGACTGGATAGGGTCAATTGACATCAACTCACTGTATCCGAGTGTGATCCGTGCGTTGAACATGGGACCTGAGACCATTGTTGGACAAATACGTCCAGTGATCACTTCAGCAGAGATCAACAGGGCCAAACACGCCAAGAAATCATTCGCGGCGGCGTGGGACAGCCAGTTTGGATCATGGGAGTACCAGGCGGTAATGAACAAGGAGAAAGGAACTGAAATCATAGTGGACTGGGAGGACAAGACCAGTGTGCGTATGAGTGCGGCACAAATGTATGATGTTATATTCGATGGCAACAACAAATGGATGCTGAGTGCAAATGGCACTATATTCACCTACGAGTATGAGGCTATAATACCAGGATTGTTGAAACGTTGGTACGCGGAGAGACAGGAGATGCAACAGAAGATGCGTGAATGTGGAGACAACGAGATTGAAAGAGAGTATTGGGACAAAAGGCAACTTGTTAAGAAAATTAATCTAAACAGTCTCTATGGTGCGATACTGAACCCAGGTTGTAGATTCTTTGACATCAGGATCGGACAGAGTGTGACACTCACAGGCAGGTGTATCACAAAACACATGGCCAGCAAGGTCAATGAGATCGTGGCGGGCAAGTATGATCACAAGGGAGAGAGTGTTGTGTATGGAGACACAGACTCTGTTTACTTCTCGGCATACAAGACACTACAGAAAGAGATCACGGAAGGTTTGATACCGTGGACGAAGGATTCTGTGGTCGCACTATATGACAGGATATCAGATGAGGTCAACGGATCATTCAAGGCGTTCATGACAAGGGCATTCCACACACCAAGCACACGTGGTGAGGTCATAGCGGCAGGCAGGGAGCTCGTGGCATCAAAAGGACTGTTCATCACAAAGAAGAGATATGCGGTGCTGTACTACGACAAGGAAGGCAAACGTGCAGACGTCGAGGGCAAGGATGGTAAGATGAAGGCAATGGGACTAGATCTTAAAAGATCAGACACACCTGTTTTTGTACAGGACTTCTTAAGTGATCTTCTATACATGGTACTACAAGGCAAGGACGAGAAAGAAGTACTAGAAAAAATCAGCGAATTCAGAGCAGAGTTTAAATCCAGACCAGGTTGGGAGAAAGGTTCTCCCAAGAGAGCGAACAACATGACCAAATACACGGCGGCGGAGGAGAAGGCCGGCAAGGCCAACATGCCAGGACACGTTAGGGCCAGCATGAACTGGAACAGGTGCAGAGAGATGTATGGCGACAAGTACTCAATGCCAATAACAGATGGTGCAAAGGTCATCGTGTGTAAATTGAAACAGAATCCACTTGGCTATACAAGTATCGCATATCCAGTGGACGAAATGCGTATACCGGAGTGGTTCAAAGAACTGCCGTTTGACGGTGATGCCATGGAAGCAACGATACTGGATCAGAAGATAGATAACCTTATTGGAGTGTTAGGGTGGGACGTGCAATCAACAGAGACCACGAACACGTTCAACAAACTGTTTGAATTCTAAATACGAGTATGTTAAGCATAGAAGAAATAAAATTATTAATTGAAAAACTAGAAAAGGTCAAAAAAGAGGATCTACAGGAGTTGATTGACTCTAACCTCAAGATATTAAAAGATCTTGCTCTAGCCGTTGACGCTAACAACAATGAAATAATAGACAGATTAGACAAAACCCCAGAATGGTTTCAGAAAGACATTGATTCAAAAATAAAAAATCCTGTTATAGACATTGGACTTTATAGGACTGTACAGACAAAAATATTCCAATTTGCTAGAACCAACCTATACAACAGCCTCGAGATAGGACCCGGAATGGGAACGTTTTCTAAAGAATTCAGAGCGTGGAGATTGAACTATTTTTTAGATGTTTTACCAGTATTAGAAAGTAAGGTACGTAAAAGATTTAATCCCGGTGCCCAAAAAAATTTAAAATTTTATTTCACAAACAAAACAGAATGTACCGATATTCCGCAACAGAGTTGTAATTTTGTTTTCAGTTGGGACACCTTTGTATTCTTCACCCAACAACACATTCAACAATATCTAAAAGACATAAAGAGGATATTGATCGATGGTGGATACTGTTTCATACAGTATGCAGATTGCCATTATGATTTTGACTTAAATCAAGCAAAACGCGGGTACTGGAACTACAACACCAAGACTGCCATGACACAGATAATCAATGATGAGGGTTATGAGATCGTTGAAATGAACCAATTCCGTCCAGGTGCCAACTACGCCATATTTCGTAAACCTGGTAAACAAAATCCTGTTGTGTACAACATTTCTGAAATAACACTTGATTAAGACCTAAATATCATATACAATTAGAACATTATGATAGACATCTTAAAAGACATCGTTAAACATACGCATGGACTGGGATTCCTAGATCTTGTTAAAATTACTGGCGACGACAAAGAGACAGCGATCGACAGTATGGCAGAAGACAGATCGGTTATCCTTCAAGGGTCTTTCCACAAGCCACAGACAGAAATGTCTGGTACGTTTGGTATGCCACAAATGGGTAAGTTAGACATCCACTTGAAGTGTCCGGAGTACAAGGAGAAGGCGAACATAACAGTGTTGTCCGGTGAGAGAAACGGCGCAACGGTTCCGACGGGGATCCATTTCGAGAACGAAAAGGGTGACTTCAAGAACGACTACAGGTTCATGAACGCTGAGATCATCAACGAGAAACTTAAGACCGTGAAGTTCAAGGGTGTCAAGTGGGACGTTGAGATCGAACCAAGTGTGGCAAGTGTGCAGAGATTCAACTTCCAGGCAACAGCAAACACAGAGCACAACTCATTCGTTGTGAGAACCGAGGATGGAAACTTGATTTTCACTTTCGGTGATCAGGCATCGCATGGTGGTGAGTTTGTATTTGCAACTGACGTTAAGGGAACACTTAACAAGGGTTGGAGTTGGCCGGTAGGACAGGTGCTACAAATACTTAAACTATCAGACTCGGCGAAGGTCACATTACACTTCTCTAACGAGGGTGCGATGCAGGTCTCTGTTGATTCAGGTTTGGGCAAGTATCAATACATCATACCAGCACAGGCGCAATAATGACGGAACAGAATAACAGGCAAGAACATCTAGGTCCAAGAAGTAGAGACTTTGCAGTGTTTTTGCCTGCTATATCAAACTTTTATAACACATTCATAAGCAAACAGAGAGTCACTAAAGGTGCTCATATTCCAGAAGAAAGAATTCCAAAAGGTTTTATAAACGGTGTTGAAGGATTAAACTTTTTAAATCCTGAAAAAGGTATGTTCACATACCCAAATGCACTGTACTCGGCGGGACACGCCTGCCTGGACATGGACAAGGTTGCAGACCGAGATTCCATGGTTGTCGATAGAGATAGAAAATTTTCAACAATAGTGGGTGATTCGGGAGGATATCAATTAGGAAAAGGTGTAATCAAATTTGATTGGACTGATTTCTCAGGTACTAAAGCAAACGCAACCAGAGACAGCATATTAAATTGGTTAGAACTTACATCAGAATGGTCAATGACATTAGATATTCCTACATGGGCGGCAGGACCACAAAACAGTGCAAGAACGGGATTAAGCAGTTTCAAAGATTGTATGGACGCAACTGTGTTCAACTTAAAATACTTCCAAAAGAATAGAATAGGACAAACAAAGTTTTTAAACGTGTTACAAGGAGATGATTGGGAAACTGCACAAACTTGGTACAACGAAGTTAAAAAATACGAATTCGAAGGATGGGCAATGGGTGGCATCAACATGTGTGACATGGAGATATTACTCAAACGTCTAATTGTTATGAGAGATGAAAAGCAATTAGATGGCAAGGACTGGATCCACGTACTAGGAACTTCACAACTTGATTGGGCTTGTTATCTAACAGGTGTACAAAGACAGTTAAGGAAACATATTAATCCAAATGTTACAATAAGTTTTGATTCGGCATCGGCTTTTTTATCAACAGCAAACGGATTAGTGTATACGCACAACTTGTTTACTCCAAAGAGATGGAGTTACATCATGGAAAAAGCACAAGACGACAAGTCCATGAAAGGTAGCACCATACCTTTTCCATTTAAATCCGCAATAGGTGATAGACTAACAATGGGTGATGTTTGTTGGTATGGAGAAGGCGACCTAAATAAAAACAACAAAGAAGGCAAGACCGCTTGGGACAGTTTCAGTTATTGTCTGATGATGGCACACAATGTCTACAATCATATCACAGCAGTACAGATAGCAAATGACATGAATGACATCGAACAGATCAAACACAAACCAGATATAGGAAATTGGGCCAAGACAAAACCGTCTGACAACACAGGCGAGTTAAGTGAATTTGTTCCTAAGAATATTTTATACTTTAACCAATTTGTTGAAAAAGTGTTTACTTCGGAAAAACCTATGGAATTGATTTCTGCAAACAAATCATTTTTAGCAGACATCAGAGGCACAAGATGGCAAACATCGACAGGTGGTGGTAAAGGTACGAACAATTTCAGTTCTTTATTTGAATAGGAGGACAAAAATGGTAACAAAAAGAAAGAAAAGCAAGAAACTCAAGAAACTGGAAGACGAGCACCAGTACCTAGACAAGAAAGTGGCACAACTTACCAAGGACAGGCTCAAGGACAGGAGTTCCGAGAGCAAGGAGGTTCTTACTAGGTTGAAGAGGACCAAGTTAATGATCAAGGACGCCATTGCTAGAGCTAAGCAGACATTGACAAACTAGTCAAACAGTAGTATAATAATAACATGGACAGAGACTATAAAACAGGTACGAGTAAAAATGTAGGTTTATTTTCTGGCATAGAAATAGAACACACCCCTGCACATGGATTGCAAACACTATTTCTTGCTCGTAATGATCTAACTTATGAACAAATCATAGACCTATGTAAAGAGGTAAAAGCAAAAGCAGTTTACTATGGAGCCAATAGAGCATATGTACACAGTCACTACATGCAGGTAGCACAAATGGAAAAATTACTTGATGCAGGTTATTACGTAACTGTTGACTATCCTCACAGTCTACACGCAGAAGTAAAAGAGAAATTTAAAAGTATGTGGAAAAACGAAAAGTTTATTCCGGTATGCTCAATTATATTTCCCCATTCAGAAGAAGACGATCAAGTGTACATGAAACTTGATGATGTAGACTTCAAAGCAACAGGTCCGGGTGTATGGACAATGAGCATGAATCACTTTAAACAGTCCGCAGGATTTACTTCGTGGGACGAATACAAACAAGATGAACCAATAGAGGAGAAAACAGTATGGCCGATACCAACACAGAAAATTTAAGAGATCAAGCACTAGTAGAACAAGCAAACAAAGGCAGTAAGATGATATGGGTAACTTTTCGTAAAGAAGGTATCCACAAGTATCCTGCGGCATTGGATGATCCCAAACTAGCAACAGGAGACGAGTATGACGTCAGTTTCCTAGGACACCCACACAGACACATATTCCATTTCAAAGTTGCGATAGAAGTGTTCCATGATGACAGGGATATAGAATTCATACAGTTCAAGAGATGGATGGAGAACATGTACGCAGATGGCACTATGAAACTAGATTTCAAATCTTGTGAAATGATATCAGATGATTTATATGTAGCAATAACAAAAAGATATCCGGGTAGGAAGATCGAGATAGATGTTTCCGAAGACGGCGAGAACGGATCACACGCGGTATATGAAAGAAATTAAATTCAAAGAGAAGAGAGCAACATCAAGGATGGGATACTTACCCATAGAAGGCGGTGGCTTGAACGCTTCATACACAACAGTGGACGCGGTGGCGAACATATGCACAACAGCGGGCAACCTGGGAATGAAGTATGGAAAGGATTTCATCTGGTCAGGCACTGACTGGGACGAAAGCGACGACGACTGTATCACTCTGATGGTCAAGGAAGACAAGTACGAATCTTTCTTGCACCTAGCCCTGCAGAATGATCACAGGATAAAACACACAAACATGGGCGAAATTAAATTAATCAAAGAGAGAAAATAATGGACTTAAAAGAAAGTAAAACAGCAGAGAACCTTAAAGACGCTTTCGCGGGAGAAAGCCAAGCAAACAGAAGATACCTTTACTTCGCTCAAAAGGCGGACATTGAGGGAGCACCAGATGTGGCGGCGGTATTCAGATCGACTGCGGAAGGCGAGACGGGTCACGCACACGGACACCTAGAGTACCTAGAGGAAGTTGGTGATCCAGCGACAGGTGAGAAAATGGGTGAAACTGAGGACAACCTTAAGAGTGCTATCGCAGGTGAGACGCATGAGTACACAGACATGTACCCAGGCATGGCCAGAACAGCCAGGGACGAAGGATTCGATGAGATCGCTGACTGGTTTGAAACACTAGCCAAGGCAGAGAAATCACACGCGGGCAAGTTCCAGAGAACACTGGACGCATACAAGGGAGCATAATGAGAGTACCATACACTAACTTCAAGACCAGGATAGGTGACGACAATGCTATCGGTGGATGTACTTTTATAGGTGGTGAATGGAAAGAAGTTGACACTGCGGAAATATTCGACGACAAGAAAGTTGTTGTGTTTGCCCTACCAGGGGCATTCACACCGACTTGCAGTTCTCAACAACTTCCTGGCTACGAAGAGAAGTATGATGAAATCAAAGCACTAGGCGTTGATGAAGTTTACTGCTTATCAGTAAATGACGCATTCGTAATGAATGCTTGGTTCAGAGACGAGAAGATCGAGAAGGTGAAACCAATCGGTGACGGCGAGGGCGTGTTCACACAGGGCATGGGCATGTTGGTCAACAAACCAGGACAGGGTTTTGGAATGAGATCATGGAGATACTCAATGCTTGTTGACAACGGAGAGGTTGCAAAAGTATTCGAAGAACCAGGCAAAAACAATGCCAGTGATGACGATGATCCTTTCACTGTATCTGACGTTGATACAATGATCAAATACTTGAAAGAGAACAATGGCTGATTGGGACGGTAAATCCAGACCCGTCAACGATGCGTACAGGAACAACTACGATGACATCTTTAAAAAGAAAGAGAAGAAGACTTGTCCATGTGGTAGATCACCAACTGGCAAGTGCATAGGATGGCACGGGTTGACTGAAGTAGAATATCAAGTAAAATTAAGTGAATGGAAGGAAATGCATGATAATTAGAATGGTCTTTGAACCGCACAAGAATGTGAATGTCAATCATGACGAGATGTTCAAGTACTACAGCGAGAATTACCTGAGTGATTTCGACACCACGTGGGGTGGCTACATCACGCTCAGTGCTTCGGAGATGGCACACTCTGATAATATCGCCAACCAACCATGCTACCAGAGATACGTAGAAAGTTCCAAGGGCGATCAAACAACTCTAAATAAGATCATGGAATACGTCAAAATAAATCCAATGGCAGGATACACAACACACATATACGCAAACCCACAGGGTGGAAACGAAATTAAAATGCTATGAAGATAGCACTCACAGGACACACAAAAGGCCTGGGGCAAGAAATTTATAACAGTTTCGTGAGAGAACACGAGGTAAAAGGCTTCAGCAGATCAAACGGGTACGACATAAAAAATCCTAGAGATAGGAACAAGATTATGAACGATTCCGACGAATCTGATATTTTGATCAATCTGGTACACAATTACTATCATCAAACTGATCTATTACTTGAAAGATTTAAATCATGGGAAAATTATAATAAACTGATCATCAACATAAGCAGTT